TATCCATGATAGATGATATGTCTCTATTAAAATATCCATACTTATCTAAAATTTTTAACAGCATAATTACAGCCTTGTAAGGTTGCATATCTATCATATCCATGAAGGCGAAGACAAACGAATTCATAAAAATAGAAACGTCCTTATCTTCCGTAGCAATTTTTACGAAGATATTTTTCAACTCCTCTTTGTCTATAATATCACCTGAACGAAACCCTTCAATGGTTTTCAATTTAACATTCAATTCTTGTACAATGTTATCTTTTTCAATCATGCCGACGCCCCTTAAAAAATAGTAAACCCTTAACATATAAATATTTATAACTTGCTAATTGTGTTCGTTTAATGTATAATATTGTTGATAATAAATCTTTTCGAGAATGAAATGGAAACCAATGAACCTAGCAAACTTGACAAATTAAAGGAACAAGTAAAAAAAGACCTTTATATCTCGAACAGCCACACCGAAATATTCAATGAAATCTTAAACCACTCTAACAAATATCATCGCTACTTGAGCCTACTAATCAGTGAAAAAAACACACTTAAAAAAATAAACATTTTAAACTCTATACTCTATGGAAAGCTATATGAAAGGTATAGATTTGACAATAAAATAAAATTGAAATATGGAAACGAAGTCAAAACCTTCATTATGCGCGACCCTGAATATGTAAAGCTAAGAAGAAAATTCGAGCAACAAGAATTATTAGTTGAATACATTTCGGGCGTACTAGAAATTTTCAAGAACAGAGGATTCATTATGCGTAACCTAGTAGATATGTTAAAAATGGAGTCACAACAAACATAAAGGAATATCAATGGAAATCCACATTAAAAAATTAAATGAAACATACGGAAAAATAATAGCACCATATGAAACCTTACAGATGATAATGGATAGGTTTGCTATACCAATTAATAACTATTGGTTCAATCCGCTATACAAACAAATGAAATATTTTTGTTCGAATCCGCTCTGCGATTTTAATATTAATGCCGAGATGCCATTAGACAAATGTCCCAAATGTGATTCTATGTTGAATCTTAATAGAGCATGGGACGGTAAAATACGTTTTGTACAAAGTTCGGGCAACTTTAAATTGGGTTTGTTCTATAAAATTAAGGAGTATTTAAAAGGCTATGGTATACATTGGAAGATAGATAAATCCTTAATCGAAAAAGGTTGTACTGAAGACTTCGCCAAAATCTCTAAAGAAAACTTTTCAAACTGGGAATCAAGCCCGTGGGAACATCAATTGCGAGCGGCTTTAAAAGCCTTAACAATTAAACGTGGTGTTATCGAACATGCAACGGGTTCAGGTAAATCACTTGTAATGGCACTAATATCAAATTATCTTTATAGAAAAAACTTAGTCAAAAAAATTCTTATTGTGGTTCCTATGAAGCAATTAGTAGAACAACTACGAATGGAATTTGTAGAAGAATATGAATGCTTCAGTGAAGACGAAGTTGGCATTCATTATGGTAAAGTAAAACAACTGGATAGACCCATAACAATAACAACGTGGCAGTCTATCTATAAAAAGAAGGATTTTCTAAGAGGAGTCGATGTTTTATTATTGGATGAGTGCTGGCAAGCCAAAGCAGAGATGATTAAATCAATAGGTGACAACGCCACCTTCGCCAAATATAAATTAGGTTTCACTGGTACTATGCCTACAAAGGATAAAGTCGCTGATAATTATTTGATAGAAGGAACAACTGGTCCTATAATAGATAGGGAAAAATCAGATGTTTTAATGCAGAAAGATATATTATCAAAAATAAAGATTTATATCCATATGTTAAATTATCCAAAAATTAACAACAAACACAACTACCATGAAGAACGCTCATTCATAGAATCATATAAACCAAGAACAGACTATATAAAAGATATTACTATCAAAGAACAAGAGAACGGAAATGTATTATTATTGGCTGTTAAAATCAATCACTGCAAAGAATTATTCAACACACTTTCAAAATCAACAAAAAATGTATACTTTATTGATGGAAGTATTTCAGTTAAAGACAGAGAAGAAATAAGACACCACGTTGAAAATTCAAACAACAATATTATTGTCGCAACAGTGGGCACGTTCGCTGTAGGTATTAATATCAAAAAACTTCATTGTGTAATCTTCGGTGCAGCTAGAAAAAGTAAGATTCAAACCCTACAATCTATAGGCAGAGGACTACGTAAACACAAATCTAAAAACATATTAAAATTAATTGATATTGCTGACATGTTAAAATATTCAAAGAACCACTTCAAGGAAAGGTTGAACTACTACACAGATGAAAACTTTGATTTCGAAATTATTGAAGACAAATTATTTAATCATCAATAAGCGGGTCTTCAGCTAAGTCAGCAAAATTAACACTTGATGTGCCGGGTATTGTTACAGTTTTTACGTAATAATCGTTTTCGGTTTCTAAGCACAGTGCAACCTTTGAACCTTGAACTATATTAAGTTCGGCTACTCCGTTTATAATATTTGCAACACTCAAGTCTGATACTAAACTAATATTAGAAGCTGAACGGGGACTTATTAAATCCCTAATATAAAAAATACCATCTATAGAATTTCCAGTTAAATCTACTGCGCTCACAAAAACAGTACAAGTTGATACCATAAATTAATCCCCCATGTTTTATTCATACATATTTATAAAAATAAAAAAACCCCGTCGAAAGACGGGGTTTTTAAATGGTGAATATTGTTTATTCAATGTACCACACAACTCCTGAAGTTTTTTGCGAAATTTCCTTAACACGATGGAACAGGGCGCAACGCGCACTTCGAAGTCGTCCAATTGCATTAAATGCTTTTGTCGAACAAGAGAACATTTCTTCGTTACGCCATTGACCATCTCTTTCCATTACTTGCACCGCGAACATTTTACATATACTCCAGATTTTCTATTGTTTATTAAATGTCAAACTCTTCTAGTGCCTTATCGAATTCTTCATCGTCGAATTCAACATCAACAACATCGTCGTTATCTTCTGAACCAATAGTGGCAGTCGTTGCTTCCATAGCTTCACCAAGTTGGTCCGTGCCGCCCATATTCTTATCGATGAAATCTCCAACTTCATCAGCGGATACATCATCCATAACAGAAGAATCAATTACTTCATCCGGTTCTTTTTCATCAGATTCTACAACGTCATCTACCTTATTTTCAGTTGCTTGAATGCCGCGCACCTTAGAATCATAAACGTTCTTCAACGTTACATAATCCTTATAATTATTAGGTGAGAGATATTCCTTTTCTAAATCGTGACGTTGATTCAAAATTTCTTCAATTTCTTCATCAGTGTCAGCCAACTTACTAACCGCATCACTGACATGACTTCTTAGATAATTTGAAAAACCGCCCTGTTCGTCAATCTTAATTCTGAAAATATTTCCGCTAAAGGGATTGAAGAAGAAAGCACCTTCATCAATTGATTCCTGAAGAATCTTTTGAAGTTGCACACCAAATTCCCAAATGAATACTTTACCTTCATTAATACCGTCTGCTCGTGGGTCAGTAATAACCTTAACACAAGTAAAGTAGCGACTCTTCGCGTAACGTTTATAAGCAACACTTTCGTCCAACTTATTCTTAGTTGCATATAGCTTATTAACATCTTCACAAATAGGACACGCATCGCCGTTCATTTTTGGACAAGGTTCATAAAGCGTCTTACCTTCAGTAGTCTTCAAGAAATGTGCCTTGCGCAATACCCAAGGATATTCAAGACTATCAGAAACCAACGGCAAAATAAATACTTCATAATAATTTGGCTTACCTTTTGGTTGCTCTCCTAGAATAGTTGGACTCCACTTCTTGTCATCGTTTTGTCTATTCTTATCGCTTTGTGCTTCACTATTCTTGTTCAGTCTATCACGCAGTGCGGCAAAATTTTCTTTCGTGAACATATCCTTATTCATACTTTTCTCCTAAATAACTAATTCTATCTTTAACAAACGTTAACAGTTTTAACCTATCTGTTATAACACCCTCATTTTTAATCAACTCCGGCACATAAAACTTATAAAATTTATTCCTTTTTAAACTTGAAACAATTCCAGAAGCCACAACAATCGCATCATCAATTTTTCCTTTTTTATAGAGTTTAATAATTATGGGCGGAGTGCCGACATTCAAAAACTCATTCCATTTCATATTATGTATTATAACAAAATTCTCTATTTCTGTCAACTCTTTTTTTAGTGTATTAATGTATTTTTTAACTGTACCTTGTTTCTTCCTATATTTCCTATAGTTGTCAACTGCAACCTTAGATACCAATTCATACAAATACAAGTGACCAAAAAATTTACTATTAGCAATGAAAAAATCTTCCCAATTACTTTCAGTTGATATGCCGCTCTTCATTAGATAAACTGTTAAACGATAAAACATTGTTTTGTCTCTACGACGTGAGAAAGATTGAACACTTCCCTTGCCGCAAAACTCATTTAAATATTTACCTTTAACTTTCAAGTAAATCAAATACATTTTGAAGGCTATGTTTTTATAACCATCATAATTATCATAAGAAGAAGTTTGTGATTCCATTAGTGTTTTCCTCTTCCTTAAAATATTTATTTTTAGCTACCGTTATCAATAATCTTTTCTGACGTGGCAACATAACATTCTTAAAAATAAACTCAACCGAGAAACCAATTTCTTCAGAAACTAAAACAACAGCACCGAAAATATCTCCTTTATATTCTCTAGTCTTTTCATCTATTAAATTAACTATGGTTGTTTTTTCGTCAATGTTATTATTGGATTCCGAATAATGATTCTCCATCATTCCCCCCAATATCATTGTTGTCTTCTATATCATACAACTGTAACGTTTCAAAATCAATACCTATTTCGAACCGCATTTTATTTTTACTGAATCGAGACTTGTCCAAAATACATTCTAGCTTTCCTTCACTGTCCATATCATCGGTTCTTCTAACAATCAACAACAAGTCTGCGCTCTGCCCGATACCAATTGAATCCGCCAGATTTTTCTGTGTAGGATGTGAACAATCATAACCATCTCTATTAATCTGCGTCGCAGTGACCAACGGAATATCATAAATTTGTGCAAGTGACCGCAATTCCAATGTCACATTTTTATACTTTTCATTTGTGTTATCATCTTCCCTATACGTCAACGGTGTCAACAATCCAAGATAATCAACAAACAAAATGTCAGGTACAATATTCTTCCTTAATTTTAAATCATTCAAATATGTGATTATGTCATTAATCGTCATACCAACCGAAGGCATATCTTTAAGATAAAATTTTCCAACGTGCTTATTCTCAAAATCCTTTATTTTTTCCTTCACGTTCTTTTGTAATTCTTTCAAGTTGACGGCTGGAATTGATGTTAACTGACTATCGATTCTGAACGCCAATTCGTCTTCTTCAATTTCGAAACTAAGATAAACAACATTCTTTCCTCTTAAAACTTGCTCCTTTGCAAAATAATGTAGGAACAAAGTTTTACCAACATTAGAAGCACCAGCAATAATATGAATTTTCTTACGTCTAAAGCCACCGTTTGTGTGTTTATCTAAAACGTCTAGCCCCGTGGGGAACGGTTCATTTTCTTCATCCAAACGAACATAACGTTCATTAACATCTTCAAAATATTCAACTCCTAAGTCATTATCAAAACTAATAGACAACGCATTTCTAACTTCGGTCTGAATCAAATTACCAGCATCAATTTTATTGCTTTCGATAATATCAGCACTGTTAATAATAGCCTGCTTCAATGCCTCATCTTTAACATATTTTTTACTTTCATCGTACAACCATTCATATTGTTTAAAAGAATCAAACTCTAGATTATCAATTTCATCAAGAACATCTGTAAATTGTTTTCTTTCATCTTCATTAATCTTCGCATTTATGATGGTCTCTAAAATACTTCGAGCAGGCAGTTTATGATATTTTGTAACAAAGAATTTAATAGCTTTCAAAACCTTATCATATGGAAACATAAAATAAACTGGTTCCATATATTTAATAACTTTATTCGTATATTCGGTATTCTCCATGAACCCCTTTAAAATAAATTTTTCATCTATCATGCAACCTTCTTTCGTTTTTTCAACCACCTAAATATACCGACAAAACAGAAACACATATAAATAGCCTGCAAAAAAACAAACCCATATAATTTATTTTCAATGCCAATTCGAATCCATAAAATATTAGAACTCGTCCATATAAAAAACCCTATTACATTTCCACACGCATTAAAACCTGCGCCCGTCAACGACAATGCTGTAGCTATATATTCAATTATCATTCAGTTATTACCTTATCAATCTCCTTCATTTCCTTATCATTAAAGATAGAATAATTAAATTTATCTTTTACGTAAGCATCAATGTCCGTTAAAATAGGG